CCCCGCCCCGCCCCGCCCCGCTGGCCGCCGATCTCACGGTCGGTGAGTTGGCCGTGAAGTGGATGCGGGACATCGAGAACACCCGGCCCGACTACAAGCAGTCGAGCCTCTGGCACGGCGCCGTGGCCGCGAGCCGGGCCATCCGGCCCTTTGCCACCATGAGCGTTACGGAGTTCGGATCGCGGGCCTTGCTCGATGTGCAGCGGCTCCTGATCGAAACGCCCATCCCGCCACGCCCCAAACGAGGCCGCCCCAAGGCCACGGCCAAGCCCCAGTACCGCACCCGGCGGTACATCAACGACGTGATCGGCCGCGTGCGGCAGATGTTCCACTGGGGCGTGCTGCGGGAACTGGTGCCCGATGACCGCGTGAAAGCCCTGGAAATCGTGCCCGCCCTGGCCTACGGCACCACCAAGGCCAAGGAATCCAAGGCCCGTAAGCCCGTGCGGCCGAGCATCGTCAAGGCCACCCTGCCCCACCTCACGGCCGAGATGGCCGATCTCGTCTGGTTCATGCGGCTCACCGGCTGCCGCCCCAGCGAAGCGGCCCGCATGAAGCTCTGCCGCATCCGCGACCGCGACAAGCCGGTGTGGCGGTACGTTCCCAAGCGGCACAAGACGAGCCACAAGGGCAAGCAGCGCCACATTCCCATCGGCCCCAAGGCACAGGCGATCATCCTCGCGCACACCGCAGGCCGCGATCCCCGCGAGCACGTCTTTACGCCGCAGCGGAGCGTGCCCCAGCGTAAGCCCCGTAACGGCGTGATCTCCATCGAGCCGCGTAAGCCCTCCCCGCGCGTGGGCGCGAAGTTCAAGAAGGACGCCATCCTGCGGGCCGTGCACCGCGCGATCGAAAAAGCCAACAAGGCAGCCGGGGCCAACGGGCAGCCGCCGCTGCCCCATTGGACGCCGTACCAGTTGCGCTACACCCGCCTGCGAGAGATTCGCAAGCAGGAAGGCCGCGAGGCCGCGCGGGCCGTCGCGGGGCACAGCCGCGCGACGATGACGGATCACTACGCGCCTGCCAACTGGAGCCGAGCGGCCAAGGCCGCCAAGCGCAGCGGCTAGCCCCTCTCGCGGACGTTGACACCCCCAGCGGAATCCACGAGGCTACTGCCACCATGAGCACCACCGTCGCAGCCGAGATCGCATTCAGCGTCGAGGGGAAGATGGTCCCCATGCCGCGTGCCAAGCCCAACCGGCACGGGGAACTGCGCATCCCGTCCGATCATCCGGTGCACGAGCAGCGGAAACGAATCCGCAGCGCAGCCAGGGCCGCAGGCGCGATCCCGGTTCCCGAGGTCGCCTTCGAGATCGACTGCGTGATCTACGACGACGCGGACAGCGGTTCGGTGGGCGCAGCGCTCCGCGTTCTTGCGGATGCCCTGGAGGGCGTTGCGTTCGGTGCGGCCGAGCAACTGGTGCGGTGTGCGGTTTCTCGTGAACGCCAAAAAGAGGGGGAATTCCCGCGTTTCACGGTGCTGATCAAGCGTTCAGAAAAAAATGTTTGACACGTTGTGCGATGTGTGGCATCTTGCCGCACGTCTCCCCTCGCGGATCGGTTTTCGAGCGTTCGATCACTTGATCCTGCACCCCTCACGGGGCATGGTGCCCAGCATCCACGGAGACAGCCGCGTAAGCGGCAAAACGCTGGCTGCCGTCACGGACGGCATTGGATTGAACGGGCGAAGTCTGCACAGGGCGAATTCCCTGTCGCGATGCAGTGCCGTTCTCGCGCCATGCGTTCCCGGTCCCCCAAGGCCACCAAGCCGCAGCGGAAAGATTTTTTCCCGCTGTCCCGCGTAGCCGCCACGCTCGCCCGCGAGGGCTGGCGCGTCCGGCAGCATCACGTTCGCCACGCCATCGCCATCGGTGCGATGGACGCCCCGCCGCTCCGTGGCGGCTGGCGGCTCTTTTCGCCGCGCCACATCGACCAGTTGCGCGACTACCTCACCCACCATGCGCGGCAGGCGCAAGGGGGTGCCGAGTGAATCGCCAACTTCTGCCCATCCACCGGGTCGCGGCCATGTGGTCGAAGATGACCGGCACGCCACGCCCCCATCGCGGAACGCTCATTCGTTGGGCCACCAAAGGAGTGAAGGGCCACAGGCTCCACGCGGAACGCCTGGGCGGCCGCTGGTACGCGACCCCCGAGGCGGTGGCGGAGTTTCATCGGCACATGACGGCCGTGCCAGACGGCAGTCTCGACCGAGCCGCCGGGGCCACTCGCACTGCGCAGATTCAGGCGAGCCTCGCGGAGTTGGATGCCCTGATCGCGCCGCACGCGGGGAGGCAGTCGTGATCCAGATCATCAAGGTGGACGGCTGCTACCGAAGCGTCATTCAGTGCGACGTGTGCATGGAGTTGATCCTCGATGCCCGCATGGCCGTGGCCGTGCGATTCAGTCACGGCAGCGTGTGGCATCTGCACAAGGGCGAATGTCACGACCGAGCCGAGCGGATGGTGCCAGTGTTCCGGCAGGGGTTCATGGAACTACAGGAACACATCGAGCAGATCGACCACAACACCCGGCTCGCGGCCGGGCCAGCGAACAACCGGCGGTGAGGTGCCGCCGGGCAACAAGTGAAACCGAGGATCACATGGACGTGTACGACGACATAAAGGCATCTGAGATTCAGATCGACAATGAGTTTCGTGATCTCATTCCTGCGATCACGAAAGAGGAGCGTGAGCAACTGGAGGCGAACATCGTCTCGCATGGCGGCGCTCGCGAACCCCTGGTTGCGTGGCACGCTGCCGACGACCTCTATATCCTTCTCGACGGTCACAATCGGCTCGAAATCTGTACGCGGCTGGGACTGCCGTTCAGTGTGGCCCAGGCCCGGTTTGACACGCGGGAGCAGGCGGCCGATTGGATCGACCGGAACCAGTTGGGCCGCCGCAACCTGTCAGTAGCGGGTCGCAAGATTCTGTTGGGGCGCGTCTACAACCGCGCCAAGAAATCAGAGCACGACGGCGGCAAGGGCAAGAAGCGAAGTGGTGGGCAAAATGCCCGCCACTCTGAAACGACTGCCCAGCGGATCGCCCGCGAGCACGGTGTTGATGAAAAGACCGTCAGACGTTCGGCCAAGGTTCAACAGGCCGCTGCCACTCTTGGTATCGAGCAAGAGATTACATCAGGCGAGATCAAGGCCACCGAGGCGGCGGTTGTCGCGGCTGCGGCAGAGTTGCCTGAGAACCCAAGTCCCGAGCAAGTCCAACAGGCTCGTGAAAAAGTCCGGAAGAAAAAGCAGTCTCCCAAGCCGAAGCCAGCAGCAAAGGCAGGCGAGAGCCGCCGGAGAAACGGCAGGCTCGCGCATCGGATCACGGTCGCGTTGATGGGCGTGCGATCTGCCGTTGAGACGCTGAGCGCGACGGACTCAACCTACCGGGATGCAGCGTTGCATGAACTGCAATCGTGCATCGGGCATCTATCCCGAGTGCAGGCGGCAGCACCGGCGAAGCCTGAAAAACTTCAGGACGGTGACGAGCTGCGGGCCGCCGTCGTCAGGCGATGGGAAGCCATGCGGCTATGGCAAAAGCAATGGAGCATCGCAGACATGAAAGACGTTCGGCGGTTGTTCATCGAGGTGATCCGCGAGGAGCAGAAACAACTCGGCAAGTAAACGCACCGCCTACAGGCAGGCGGCGCCGTTCGAGCCGGTGCGGGCGGGATGGACGATGACCGTGGCGTGTGCCACGGCGAGTTGAGGTAACGCAAGAGGTGCAGCATGGTGACGATTGACAATCAACACGAACACGGCGATGGCGAGCGGTGCCCCGGCTGCCGGTTCCGCGAGTTGCTGGCCGAGTTTCTGGCGCGATCACATGAGGATGGCCGCCAGGAATGGCACTGGGCCGTGGGCGACCTGCGGCAGTCCATGCACGCGGCTTTGTTCGCGATTGATGCCATCGAGGCTGCCGCGCTCGATCCGGTGCCCGACGATGATCCCGAGGATGATCCGGCAGCGGATGCCGCTACCGCGATAGCCAACGTGGGCGCAGAGATCGAACAACTCTGGCACGCGCTCATGGGCACAGGCGGGGACGGCGAATAGCGGCGGCCCCAGCGGCCAAAAAATCCCGAGGCGCTATCTGCAAGGGCCGGATACGCGTCGATACGTTCGAGGTATAGCCCAACAGGAGCACGTTCCCGTGACGCACGACCCATCCGACACGCTGATAACGACCACCGAGGCCGCAGCCCGCATCGGCATCTCCGAAATCACGATCCGAAAGTGGCGATGGCTGGATAGTCCGAATCAACCGCCGTTCGTTCGGCTTGGTCCGCGTTCGGTGAAGTACCGCCTGGGCGATCTCGACAAGTGGCTGGCGAGCCGCACGCATCAACCGAGCGGCAATCGCCGCAGTAAAGACCGCAGCCCCGGCCGCCATCGAGGACGACCGGGGCCACGGGGATAGCACGGCAACGAGCCTTTCGCATGGCCGGGGCGGCAACCCCGCGATGCAGACCGTCATGGAGGTGACACGACGATGACCGCAGATTACAGCCGCCGTCAACGCCCGGCCAACTGGCCGAGGCATCCCGATGGCGAACCCAATCCCGCCGTCAGCGACTATCTCGAATTGGTCGCAAGTCTGGCCGCCAATCTCACGGCGTGGCGCGAACACGACCCGCCCCAGCGGCTCGATCCACGGTGCGACCCGAGGCATCCGCAGGGGCACGTTCAACGGAGGGCTATTCGATGATGGACGCATTCGATGCGGCGTTCGACACGCCGCAGCAACCGCAGCCGAAACGGCAGTACGACGTTGCCCCCGAGGGGCACGCCGAGGTGGAGATCGTGGCGGCCCGCGTGGGCAACGTCCCGTGGAAAGCCTGTGACGAGAACCCGAGCGGCACCTGTTTGCAACTGCGGCTATCGCCGGGATCGGCCTACTCGTTCGTGTTCGCGGACGTGCCCGCCAATCTGAAGTGGCTGCATGGCATCGTGGCGAGGGCGGTGAACATCGAGGCCGCCGATCTGGTTCCTGACCAGTTGATCGGGCTTCGGGCCACGGTCGAGATCAAACACTTCACCAAGCGCGACGGCACGATCAAGGCCAGCGTGGGCAAGTGGCTGCCACACCCCGATGCGAGGAAGCCAGCCCGAGGCGACAAGCAGCGGCGGCCTGCGGATCAATCGCCTGCGGACGGCTCGCGTCAGCGGCCGCCGCAGGATCAACAGCGTGCCCCCGCAGCGGCGCCGCATCGGCCACGGGCGACACGCAACGCCCGGCCCCAGATCGACAGCGACGATTTCCCGTTTTGAGTGAACCGCCGGGGCGGGCCGATGTGCAGCCGACAGAAACCAAGGCAGAAAACATGATTCAGCGATCACACCCAGAAACGAGACTGCACGCGCCGCAGCGCCTCGCCGGTCACGACAACGGCCTGGAGCGGGACTATCTCACCGGTCTGGTGCGGCTGCTCTGTGACGACGTGGAAGCCGCACGAAGGTGGCACCGTAGCGTGGCTGCGGATGCGTTCATTTCACAAAACCACCGCGCCGTATTCGTTGCGATCGGCCGAGCGATTGACGTATCGCCGCAGCCTAATTTGCTGGCAGTCCGTTTCGTGCTCGAGCACGACGACACAATCGACTGCGATCCGGCAGACGCGGCAAGTGTGCTGTTCGATCTTCACAAGGAATCGCATGATCGGCCGTGCCACCTGTGGATGCAGACGGCAACGGATCAACTGTTGCACCGCTATCACTGCGGTCAGGCGGCCGATTTAGGCCGAGCGCTCGCGGCAACTGCCGCAGCGGGCACGCTGCCGAGTGATGCGGAAATAGAGGACGTGATCCAGCGGGCGCGGCGGATGCAGATGCAGGCCCGCAACCCAGACGCATCCGCCCGCGATCTCTTGTCGATCATCGACCGCTGGAAGCTGAATAAGTCGGAAAAACTTTTGACCACCGGATTCAATGTGATTGATCGCGCATTTGGCGGTGGGCTGCCCGTTGGCCTGCACGGCATCGCCGCCAAGCCAAAGGCTGGAAAGTCGGCAATCGCCGCTCAGTTGGCGCTGGGCGCAATGCTCCACAGCGCAGACGCCAGCGTCGTCTGGTTCAGGGGCGAGATGACCGACGATCTTCTCTTGTCGAAAATGCTGGCCTGCTGGTCGAGGATGCGGCACGAATCGCTCCAGGCGATAACGCTCCGCGACGCGCTTCAGAGGTCGCCTGAAACAAAGGCGGTGTACCTCGATCTCCTGAATACGGTTGGCGGACGGTTCGTGACCGTCGATCCGCCGCTAACGATCTCCGCAATCGAGCAACATATTTGCGAGCGGAAGCCATCGCTCGCCGTTGTCGACTACCTACAGAAGTGCGAAGCACCTGGGCACAAGGACCGGCGGGTCGAGCTCGATCACGTTGTGTCCGGCCTGTCCATGCTTTCAAGCCGGTACGACATTCCGATCATCGTCATATCGGCTGTTGCCGGAGGCCGCGACGAGAGCACCGACATTGGCGCGTTAACCAAGGAAAGTAACCGCCTCGACTATGACGCGCACACATTCATATCGCTCTGGAACGACGGGCCAAAGGAAGACAACCCTCGAAAGATCCTCCTGCGAATCAACGCGAGCCGTAGCGGGCAGGCAAGCGACGATGAACTGTGGTTTCATGGAGCACACCAGTTTTTCCAAGCGGCCGCGACCTACGCGGAGTTCGATGACCATGCCCCGAAGGTGCCGCTGCCATGAAAAAGATTCAGTTGCCAGACGGCACGCACCTCGATGTGAGCGGCGATGACAACGCGGTGGGCGTCGATTCGCAGAGCGGTCGCACGGCCCACTGGGATGCCGCCGAAAGCGTGCTGCGAGACTCGACGGGCAACATCATCCGAAAGGTGGGGAACGCCCGTCACACCGCAAAACCGCAAGCAAACCCAGCGCCGTCGAAACAAGTCGCATCGGACGCATCGAGGCGATTCGCGACGTTGAACACGTTCGTCGATCAAGTGATGCGGCACCTGTCGCCGGTCGAATCGGCGGTGTGGCTGGCGCTGTTTCGTGACACGCGGCACGGGCAGGCCAGCGCTTCGAACCGTGATCTGGCGCGCCGGACAGGATGCAGTGTTCGGGCCGTCACCAATGCCATGCAGGAGTTGCGCCGGTTTCATTTGATTGAGGGGCTGGCACTGTCCAAGAGCAAGGGGCAAGCCAGCTTGTACGCCGTCAACGTGCGGCCTGAATCATGCGTGCCCGAGTTGTTACTTCGCCCGAATCAAAGGCCGTCCCGATCCGGTGCACGCCGTGCATCGGATAACGACACAACGACAGCGGAACCGGTGCACGCCGTGCACCGCATCGGGGGATGAACCGGTGCAAAAAACGACGCCAACCGGTGCACCATTTGCACCATTCCCAGAAAGCAGAAGGGGCAGCGGCCGCCTGACGGCTGCCGCCACCATCGGAGAGAGCATTGAGCACGACCCGGTGAGCGGTGGCGCTGGGCACGCCGTCACGGCATGGCACCGGGATTATCTCGCGTCGGCATCTGCAAGGGTGCTGGACGGCATCTGTAGGTTGCATGAATCACCTGCAAGGAGTTCATGCCATGCACGTCACGATCACCGCCCCCGAGGCCGAGGTGCTGACCAGGGCACAGGCCGCCGCCCGTTTGGGTGTGACACGCACGACGCTGGCCCGATGGGCACAGCAAGGCCGAGGCCCGGCCTACAGCCTGAGCGGCGAGGAAAAGGGGCGAGCGCTCTACACCGCTGCCAGCATCGCGGAATGGTTGGAGTCACGCCGTCGCACGCGGAGCCGCTGACCATCACGCGCTCACGCGAGCGATCAACGTTTGCAGGATTGAGATCGAGCACCATGCACCAAGCAACACACACCTACGGCTGGCTTGAAACTGAGCGGGGGGAGGGTGGTCTAAATCATGGGGGGTCTTATTCACATAAACCATCCGTCCCACCTCTGCGTGTTTGCGAGGGACATCCCCTATCGAAAATTGGCACCGGCTTGCGCCTGCATCTAAGGCAGCCCGCCCACAACTGAGGCAACGGAAATGCCCCGAAAACCCGGCACAAGCCGCGCCAAACACACGCTGACGGTGATGCCGCACACGCTGCCCGGCGCAGCCAGCGACGGCCCGGCCGCCGTCGTGCTCACGGGCGAGCGGCTGCGGTTGTGGGATGACGTTCGCTCGCGGTTCGTGCTCGAACCGGCCAGCGAGAACATCCTGCGGAATGCCTGCGAGAGCCTGGAGCGCGCGGCACAACTCGCAGAGCAAGTGAGCCGCGACGGCGCGACGTTTCGGGATCGGTTCGGTGGCGTGAAGGTGAACCCGGCGGCGCAGTTGGAAAGAGATTTTCGCGGGCTGGCTGCGCGGCAGTTGGCACAACTCGCATCACGCATGGAGGGCCAGGGCTAATGCCACGAGCACCGGCAAAGATTCGCAAGCGGTACGTCGAGGGCGCGACTGAGGTGTGCCCGTGGGACGTTGAGGAAACGCTGTTGTTCGGCGTGACGCCGATATTCGGCCTGCCTTGTATGTTCAAGACGTTGGACGAATGGCGGCGCGAGTGGAGCCGCTGGGGCGACTTGATCTTGAGCAAGTGCATCGAGCACCGCCCCGGCACGCGGCCCGTGGCGCAATACGTGCTGGGTGAAATCCCGGCCCGCACCGTCGCGGTGAAACCGCCCGAGCCTAACAACTTCTGGTTCGCAGACGTTCGCGACCGCAACGGCAAGGTGCACCGGCATTGGCTGAATCTTCCCGAGCCGTTCATGGAGGGCGAGGCGAAGCATCTGCGCCGCCTGGGCATTGTCGATGCCAACGAACTGCGTCGGCATCGCGAGTGGATGCGCACGACGGCGGGCAGCTACTACCGCTACCCGCTTGAAATGAGCACCTACGACTGACCACACGCCACGATCTTTTCATTCATCAACGCACGGAGCAGCACTAATGCCAAAGAAAAGTGGAGCACTGGAACTTGGAGTCGAGTTCCCCGAGTTGTCTGAACTGCGCAAGCAGCTGCGGGCGTTGCCGAGCAACATCGCCGCGAAACACCTCGGCGCAGCGTTGCGGAAAGCGTTGGCACCGGGGCAAGCAGCCCTGCGAAAGAACACGCCGAAAGGCCCGACGGGCAACCTGCGGAAAAGCATCAAGACCAAGATCAAGGTGTACCGCAAGGATGGAAACGCCGTTGGCATCGTGGGCTATGAAACGGGCAAGGGCAGCAAGGGCTACCACCAATATTGGCTAGAGCAGGGAACGAAAGAGCGGCAGACGAAAAAGGGCCGGATCGCGTCGAGTTGGGCGAAGCGGGGCCAGTTCCTGATCGTGAATCCCAAGCGAGGCAAGAACGCCGGGAAGTTGGCCACCAATCCCAAGTCACCAAAAGCGTTCTTCAAGACCGCCAAGGCTGGAGAGCGCGTAGACCTGGGGAAGATGCCGATAGGCGGTCGCACGGGCAAGCCCCCAGTGGCAACGTCATTCGCGCAGGCGCAGCCCGCCATGCGCAGCGTGTTGCAGCAAGAACTGGCCACGAGGCTGGAAAAGGCAGTCAACGAAGTGAAAGGCCGCGTGGCAAGAGGACTCATAACGTGATGGCAGGCGGTGCGCTTGCCCGACGCGCCAGCGATTGCCGCTAGACGAACAACACCCCGAGCGCGTGCGGCTCGCGCTCTGGCTGACACTTGATGCCGCATGGAGGATCGAAGCATGGCAACAGCGACGAAATCGAAACAGGCGGCGGCCGAGGCGGCCTCGCCGGTGACGTTCGCGGAGATCAACGCCCGCAAAGTGCGGGAACGGCTGGAAGCCTACCGCGAGATCGTGGGGCGGCACGCCGCTGGCGAGACGCTGACGGTGGCCGACATGGAGCGGGCGGCCGAGTTGCTGGATCAACTGGGCCTGCCGCAATACGCCTTTGATCGCCACGTGGACGCGGTGCGGCGGGCTAAGGCAACCGGCGACAAGTTGCAGGCCGCGCTCGATGGGCAGCCTGCCAACGCGCAGCGTGCCGCCGATCTCGCGGTCGAGATCGAGGCGCTGCGGCGGAAACTGGAAATGCTCCGCGAGGAACACCGCAAGGCGAGCATCGCCGCGAGCAAGGGCACGGCCTACGCTCACACGATGCAGCAGTTGGCCCACGATCACCCGCCCGTGCTCGCGGATTTGAACACTGCCGTTCAACTCCGCATCGAGGAACTGGATCGACGCAAGCAGATGGGAGGTGCCGCGTGAGCAGGCCACACAACATCGAGTTCGCGGGCGGCACGACGATGGAGCACGTCGGTGCGAGCCGTCGCAGCATCCTGTCGCGGGCACCGCTATGGTGGCGGCAGTTGGCCGAGCGTGGCACGGCGAGGCAGGCCGATCCCCGAGGCCCGGCTGCGGCAGCGCCGCCGGTTCGTGCATCGCGGCCGGTCAACAAGCCCGCCCCGGTGATCGGCTGGGTGGCTGGCGTGTGCTGTCCCGGCGTGAGCCGTCCGGCGCATTCGACTGAGGACGGCGAAACGCTGCCGGAGCAGTTCACGCCCCGGTGCATGGAGAGCATCGTAGCGCAGGCCCGCAGCGGCAGCGCCATCACGTTGACGTGGAATCACGACGGCCCGGTGATCGCATCGAGCCGCGATCTCGATCTGTTGTTTCGGATGGATCGCATTACGGGGCTGGAGTTCGAGGCCCGGCTGCGAGACACGCCGCTGGGCCGAAAGGTGCTCGCGGAGATCGACGGCCGCAGCCTGGGCGTGAGCATCGGATTCCACAAGACGCGCTCGTGGATCGTGGATCGCGACGGCGTTGGCCGGATGCGAGTGGTTGATGCCTGTCGGCTGCATCACGTCGCGGTGCTGGAACGCACCGCTACGCTACGGCCGATCTACTCCGGGGCGCGGTGCTACGGGGTGAAGGATTCAGGACTAGCCTGCCCGCAGCATCTACGGCAGTCCGCGCAAGCGTGGGCATTCCGGCAGATCGCCGCACAGGCGGGTGTACGGAGGGCTTTGTAATGAGCGATCGAGGACGGCAGCAGGCGGTGACGGTTTCACCATCTGCGAATGATGCAAGCGCGGTGCTGTTTGCCGACATGGTGGCGGGCGTCGTGCACGTCGTGGGAATCACGGCATCGGCCACGGTGGCCGTGTACGGTTCGCCCGATGGCGTGGCGTTCGGGCCGGTCTACGGTTCGGATGGCACGCCCGCGACGTTGGCGATCCCGGCGGCCGGTGGAGCCGTCGTGATGCCCGATGCCGTGCGACCGCTGCGGTTCGTCAAGCTCGTGAGCGGCACCGATCTGGGCACCGCCGCGAGCGTCGTGATCTCGTTGAAGTCTTGAGGCCGTTTGAATTCCTGCACCGTGGGGCCGGGTCGATGCGTCACACCTCCCGCGTCCCCAGCCCCACGGTCGCGGGTCACACCGCGATGCGGTTCCGGTTCGTGTTTGCGGATGCTCGCAAGCGGGCCGCGAGCGTGAGCCGCCGCATGGCCGTGGCCGAATATGTAGACGGGTGGATGGGCGCGCGGATCGTGGGCGAGCGCCAATGCGACACCGAGGTGATCGTCTACATCGAGGTGCCCCGCCCGGTGCCGATCAAGGTCGCGGCACAGTTCATCCGCGAATGCCCGCACTACGTGCGGGA